AGGGTACCGACTTACCGGGAATGGCACGTGGCCCATCGTAGACACTGGTAACTCGCCATGCGCGTACGGGTACTTCTGCGCCGAAATCAACTCGTTCTTCGTGAAGACGATTTCCCCGCCATCCTGGAAGTACTCGTACCCAGGCTTGATGAAGAGCCGGTGGACAACTGCGAGGTCCTGAGCATTGAGGTTGTTGAAGTCCAACTTGTTCGTGAGGTCGATGCGGTGGAGCATGCGGTTCTCGAGCGTGTTCGGCCGCACGTTGGAGTCTGGCTCGATCTCCTTGCCCCATCTACGCTTCACGTCACAGACGTCATAGGTCTCCGAGACGATGACCCAGTTGCCATCCTCCGGGCGCATCTTGCTGAAGTCCCACACGAGTTGGAAGGGTGACAGGGCCTTAGGGTCAACCTCGCCCACCGGAATGACTCCAGTCTCCATGTCAGTACCACGCTCTTCGTGCATGGCCTGCAGGGCTTCTATCTCGCGCGGGTCAACAACAGGCTGATCGCCGTTCATCGGTAGCTCTGTGGTTCCGAGCTTGTTCTCGTCGTAGTCGCTGAAGATCGACCCAAGCCCTGTGAGCAAGCACCACATCACTGCCTGCCTACGAACCCGAGGCATCAGATGGTGCTTCTCGACGTAGTTGTTGAGGATCTTGTCCCCAACCTCGGCCGAGTTCAGATCCTTCTTGTCCGTAGAGCCCGCCACGATATCTACCATCGGACGGTTCTTGAGAATCTTTGCGTACTCAGTTCTGACCACAGGCTGTGAGAGGTTGATGGCCAACCTCACCCTGTGCTCGGGTGCGGCAACCTCCTCCAACCGTCTACTGGCGGGATTGTACTCTGCCCAGAGATCACCGCTATACACCGCGATGTTTTCCCACCATCTGTGCTCATGCGCTCTACGGAGATTCTCTCCATCCTCCTGCAGAGTACGGCACCATTCTAGTAGTTCTTCTGGGGTTTCAGGTGTCTTTTCCATGATGATGAGGGTGGGATACGCGGCGGACGAGGATTACGCCAAGCGCAGAGCCCACCCCCCTCCGGAGTCGGTGGCAGGGGAGGACGGCTGCCGGGCGACGCTCCGAAGTTTAGGCACCCCCCATGCCAGCAAAGCGTCGGCGAGCCGCCATAGCGATCTCGGCTTGGATCTGTTCCTTCACTTCAGGGGGCACGTTGGGGTCCTCCAGTGCAGCGAGCATCTCGTCAGCTTCCGAACCGCTAGACATCTGCTCGAGTTGATCGGTACTCATCTGGTCCGTGGTAGGCTCCCCTCCCCCCATTTCACCGAGCATACCTGTGCCGGTTTGTGGGGCTAGGAGTCCCTCAGGCTCTCCAGGCTGCATTCCCTGCGGTACAGGAGCGGGCTCACCCTCAACTGGATTCGCCCGGTCGTACGGCACTCTCTCGTCCCCGAATCCCACAGGGTCCTCCTCTAGTCGTCTACGAATCGGTGGCATCCTCGAGCTCCTTCATGCGGGCGTCATCCATATAGTGCACAGACCCACCCTGGGTCTCATAGCCCAGCACGACCCCTTTTGTCTCTCCCAGCGCCCTGATCAGCTGCTCGTTGAGCTCCTCGAGGTATTTACATCTCTCCTCGAGGTCCGCTATCAACTTATCGCAGCGCTTGTGGAACATCAAGTTCCCATACCAGCATTGAAGTGAGCCAGGACGCGCGCAGGAGACAGAACATAGTCGTAGACGGCAATCTCCTGCATGAACTCGGGACAACCCGCACCCTGTGCACCAATTTTGAACTGCCTACTGGTAGCTACTCCCGGCCCACCCGGTTGCTGATCGTAGACTAGCGCCCCATTGATGTACGCCTTGAGTCGTCCAGTGCTGCCTTCAGCTGAGGTAACGAAGTGGTAAGGGATGTTGAGCTCTAACTTCGGGAAACTTGTCTTCAAGTGCCGTGTGTCTGTCCCACCCCAATCGACCATGAACGTAAACGGATCTACACCATCACCCGGACTCTGCACTACCGCCCCAAGCCCATGATAGTAATCCGTTACCATACCGTGGTAGTTCGGGACAGCCGTCATCTTGATCCAACCCTCAATTGTCCAAGTTGGTCCAAGTGGTGCAGGTAGACTGTCGTTGATGTGGACGTATGCCTGATAAGGGAAGCGCCCGCTCGCCCCATTACCGTTCGGTAGTATAGATGGCTTCCCGAACTCCACCCCGCTGAAGACGCCGTATACAACCGTGATTCCAGTTTTGTCCACAGGCGGATCCGCGTTGAGTCGGTAGTAGGCAACCGGGTGGTCGACGAGCACGGTGTCTTCGTACGACGCCCCGCCTCCACCGCCCCCGCTCTTGGGCTTGGTTACCCTGATACCCCTAGGAGGTATAGCAACCCCAGGGGTTGACTGGATCCCAGCCATCAGCCTACAACCCACGCTGCGATGCGATCTGCAGCACCACCAATGGCGTACAGATCCCGGAAGCTCTGCTCATCTACAGAGATGACCTCACCAGCTGGGAGAGGCCACCCAGTTGCTGCTGTGACCGAGTTGGTCATTCCCAGAGTGATGGTCCCAGCGACGCACTTGAGAGCATAAGAGCTTCCCCCCACTTCCCCTGAGAAGATATCCCCAAGATTCACGGCGGACGCACTCCCAAGAGCCACCTGTCCGATGAAAGTTGTATCGCTCATGCTGCAACCGCCTTCTTGGCTTCTTTACGGGCCCGAGCACCATCAGTCATGCGCCTTACCTTATCCTTCAGAGCCTCGTGCTCCTCCATCAACTCTGCGTGCTCTTCCGAGAGCTTGTCGTAATCCCCTCTCAGCTGCTCAGACCCCTCCGGGGTCATCATGCCGAAGAGCTTCCCGATCACTCGCGCGCACGTACGGCACACGTAGAGAGCGTTCCCCCAGTCGATATCCACTCCCCCCGCAAAGGCAGCAGGGTATGGTTCACCCTCGTCGTCGGAAGGCATGCTCCCACAGGCTGCGCAGCAGTGTGGGTCCAGTGGCATACCCCTTCTAGTCAGTTCCCAACTCATGCTTCAACTCCTAATCTTGAGTGGCCCCGCTTGTTTCCTCGTCTCTTGCTCATCTTTTCCCAGTACCCAGCCGATCGTCTATCAGCAGCGGATTTGTTCTCCATGGGCCTGTCAGCGGGACGTGGCCTAGTCATTAGAATGTAGCCTAGCGCATCCACATCGTGGTCGTCTTTCTTCAGAGGCTCCTCGCGCGCATCCTCCTTCGCTGTTGGCATGATGGGGCGCCAGCGATACTGTGGTACGTGCTCGATAAGGTTGTAGCAGTTCTTGAAGATATAGAGACGGGGCCAACCGTCTTCTCGAATCTCGTTAGTGATCGGATGAGCCCAGTCAGAATCCAGCGTGAGCCACTCGGCCACTCTATTGACACGAGCAATCTTATGCCGATCCGAGGGAATGGTGATGATTCCGTAGTCGTAGTACTCATCAATCACGCTTCTCTCTGTGTTCGGGTCCTTCTGGGCCGCAGAGGCATCAATCACAGTGTAGTTAGGGATACCCCACTGCTGCCTCTTGGCATTGATCTTCCCCGCGTGGTACGACACTAGCTTACCTGCCAAGTAATGCTCGTCCACGATGAAGCAGTTGCCCCGCTCGTCAAAAGCAGCCCACAAGACCGCCGTAGGATTACGCCGCCCGTGGTCGATGCCCTCGATGATCTCAAACCAGGGTGGAATAGGAAAGGGGTCGAGCGTGTGGACGTCTGGATCAAAGTCCGGCCAGATCTGATCCGTGAAGACGTCAAAGGATCCCTCAAAGAAGCGCTTCTTCCACGCTTCTGGGTACCCCTCGAAGGTCTCAAGATAGTCCGCCGTCAAGTTTGGGTTGTCGTACGTCCGCGCGTGGGTGAGACTATGATAAGGCAGCATCAGATGGACCCAGCGCTTCCAGATCCAGTCGTGCCCGTTCGGGTTGAAGAGGACCATGCCTTTGCGGGGCGCATTTCTCTGCCGCAGGCGACCGATGAGCATGAGGAACATGTCCTCAGCAACCTCTTCAGCCTGGTCGATCAGGAACCACCCCAGGTTGATGTTAGTGAGCTTCTTCGGGTCGTCCAGCGGCCAGAACCAGATCACGGACCCATTGATAAGTTCTAGTTTCT